CCTCTGGTTCAACTAATTTAACTTTAATTATTTGTGGCTCTGGAGGTGCTTCTGGCACTTCTGATGCTTGTGGTTCTTGATCATATAATGGCTTAATTTTAATCATTATTTTTGTAACTCACTGACCAATAGTTGGACTTTCATTAGATTGGAAACTTTTTCTTCTGTTAAAGATTCATCAGTTTTAAATGAGTCTAGTATTTCATAAACTCTTTCATATTTTACTTTCATATCTTTATCTTGAGATACATCTTTATCGTTTTTATGTTTATCTAGTGCTTCACGAAGTCTAGCTATCTCTTGATTAATATGAAACTTAAACTCAGTTGCATCTTCAACAGAATAAATAAACTTTCTCAAAAGAGTTTTTTGCTCTTCTAAAAGATCGGAATATTTTTCATTAAAGATTTTTACAAACGAATTAACAACTGAGGTACGAAGTTTAACATTGCCGACATTATTTGGCTCATCATCATGGTGAACCATTTTTTGAACTAAATGTTGTTCTAACAATACTTTCTTTGGTAATGCCGTTTGTTTGTCAAAGATTTGATATATTGTCGCCATATTTTTATAGCTCGGCACATAATAGTTATATATATCTTTTGAGATATTTTTATTGATATGAGATATTAATCTGCTTTGGGCGTTAAAAATACTTGTTTCGTCAAGTCTATCATATTCATCCTTGACTCTTTTAAGAAGCTCTGAGGCGGCTTTCTCGTTCAAATTCTTTGATTCTACAAGATACTTGTAGAGTTTAAGCTCTTTATTGAGAATGGTGTCTTTGGCAAAAAACAACTTAAGCGTTTCTAATATCACTTTTTGTTGTTCTTTATCTTTTCTTAATATTTGTTTTGTAAGTTCTTTTGATAGAACTTCAAAAAGAAAAGCGGTATTTCTTTTCTTATTATGCTTCATCTTCATTCTTTTTCTCCAAGCTCTTGATTAAAAGGTCTATTTGTTTTTTACTCTCAAATAGATTTTTTTCAGTATCATCAATATAAGTAGTTTCTTTGTTCTCCATTAAACGCGCACTTTGCATTAATTGTTGATGACCGGGGTGAGTATTTCTTCTGGCGTTTGATGCCAAAGAACCACCGCCTAAAGCCTTTATTTGTTTTGCTCTACCGGCAGTTTTTCTGCCGTCTTCATATTTTTCAACTGGAGTGTAGCGTTTTCCTTTAGAGCCTTTTGTTTCATATGAGCCGTCTTCGTATTGAACATATGCTACGTTATCCCATTGTGTGTCTCTTTTTGCTGGAGGAGCGCCTGCTTCTGGCGGGGCTGCCAATAAGACGTTTTCACCACCGGCAGCGCCTGCTGCTTCACCGCCTGCCTCTGGAGCGCCTTCTGGTGATGCTCCTTCTGGTGGGGCTTCCTCGCCTCCTAAACCACCACCTAAACCACCACCTAAACCACCACCTAAGCCACCGCCTAAGCCACCGCCACCACCACCGCCTTCGGCGGGAGCAGCGGCACCAGCGCCTGCTTGTTCAAGCATCGCAGCAATCTTCTTATCATAAAATAATTCTTCTTGGTTTCTCTTGAAGTCGTCTTCAGAAATATTAAATAGATTTATTGCAACCCAGCGCTTGCTAAAATAACCTTCTGTAGCGGCTGAAGCAACTTCAAACTTAGCTTTCCATTGTTCAAGCTCTTGAAGTTCCGCAATCTTTGATGGATTATTAAGTGTTAAATCAAATGATAATAAATCTGAACCTTTATATCCAAGAGTGTAAAGATGTACTATGGCAATTTTTTCTAGTTGTTCTAGCATTGATCTTTGAAGTCTTTGTATCGTCCTTGCAAATCTAATGTCTTTTTGAGCAAGCGTTGTTTTATCTTCTGTTGAATCTTTGCCTCTAGCAAGATAAGAACGTGGAATTTTAATAGCTGAAAATAGCTTGTCTCTCAGGTATTCAACGTCATCAATATCGCCAGTAAATTGACCACCGGGTAATGATTCTATTTTCGTGCTTTGACCACCACGAACCGGAATATAATAATCCTCGTCAATACTCATTGGGTTATAACGAAGATCGACTCTGCCCGTATCTGGATCTACAACTTTATGACGCTTCATTTGCGTCATCACTTTTTCCATATATTGCTCAACATCTTCAGGAGCAATACCGCCTACGTCAACATAAAATACTCTTCTTTCTGGCGAACGAACAATTCTGTAAGCCATCATTGCATCTTCTAACATTGTTAGTTGACGCCATATTCTTCTAGCGGCTTCTAATACAGACGAACCATAAGGTGAATATTTATCATTACCTAATATACGAAAGTGTGCAACCTGCCAGTTTTCTAATGTCAAACCAGCAGAATTCCATTGAAATTGAATATAATTTGGATTTGATTTATCTTCGCCCTCAAGACGTTCAACTTCTGAGGTTGGAAGAGTAATTACGCTTTTTATTCCTAGTGTTTCATCAATATCAAGATATAAAAATGCATCACCGTACTTACACATATTACGTGCCCAACCAAACATGTTTGATTCGATATTAAGCACATCATAAAATAAGGTTTTTAATATTTCTTTTATTTCGTCGTTATGGCAATTTATTCTAAGAATATTGCGAAATTCATTTGATGTTGTTATTTCATCTGCATAAATATCCAAAGCAGAAGCAAGCTCTGGTGTATATTCCATTTGATCGAAATCTAAATATCTTTCATTTCTTCTAGCGTTGGCAACTGCCATTGCTTGAAGATTGTTAAAAGGATCGTATGTTTGCTTCTTAAATTGTTGACCGGAAGCAGATTTAAACTTTGCTTTATCTGCATCAATGAATTGATCAATTCTGCCATATTTGGGTTTTTGAGATTGAAAATTAACTATAGGTCCAGATAGCAAACGGGTAAGCCTTGCATATAACTGCGACTCTGGGTTGTAGGGATTCTTATTTTTCTTCCAGTTATTTGCCATCTTTAACCCTTAAATATCATGATTGGCATGACATTTTTATTTTTATTAGATAAATAGTATTCTTTGCTTATTATGTTATTTCCGAACTGATCAACTTTCGCCATATTAATCATTCCGGGTATTTGTGTAGTAAAAGTATTTGATGATTTTTTAATACTTCCTAAAATTGCTTTTCTATATTCTACATTTAATTTGTCTGCTGTTAAGGCATTATCTCTAATATAACAAGCAATTGCTGCTGCCATGACTAAATCGTCGTTTTTACCTTTAGATGCTTGAGCTTTGCCGTGATTCCAAATAAACGATTTAAATTCTTGATATGTTCTAGAAGAATAACAAATGAGTATTTTATTTCTAATATATTCTTCTAGCTTTGCTACCGCCAATGGTCGAGTATTAACAGTTGTACTAAAGCCTGCGATTGCGTTTGTTGCATTCTCAGCCTTATATTGATCAACATATTCATGTGAACTTTTCATTGAATAATATAAGTTTGGATGACGCATTTCTTTTAATTTTTCAAGAACGGCAAAACCAACGGTATTATTCTCAACCGCAGTTAAGCAAAAACCATACTCTTTGCTTACGTCATATATTAATTTTGCATATACATCTACTGGAACTTTGCCTTGATATTCGGCAACTTGTTCCATCGTGTCATTTCTGAATATATGGAACACCGAATAGTCAGCGCCGTCGCCTCTAGCAACGTCTGCAACCATAAAGTATTTATTATCAGAATCATATGTTTCCCATATCCATAGATTATGATCAAATGAACTTTTGTATTTTGGCTCCTTTATTAAGGACTCTATAAATAGAAGATCGTCGGTAGCCAAAAGCGTATCACCCGACATATTGAAATTACACTCAAGTTCTTGTGCAATTTGCTTAGGGGGCATGTTTCTGGTTTCTTTTTTAAACCATTCCGCGTCTCTGTCGGGGTGAACATTCCAAGGTAAAGTTATTGGATTAAAATCGTTCTCTTGAGATTCTGCTTTGGTATATGTATCATAAAACCAGTTGCCAATACCAAATGGAGTTGATAACGCAATACAACGACCACCAGTAGATAGAGTGGGATAAAGACCAGCCCACATTTCTCCAACGTTTTCAATGTGTGCGGCTTCGTCAATAACAAGCAAAGATAGTGCCTCAGAACGACCAGCATCTCCCGAAGTTGACGATGCTTTTACCCATGAACCATTATCTAGTTCAAATGAGTTTTTATTGTCAGTTGTGATCTTTGAGATGGTCAGCCATTCTGGAAGATTCTTGATGATTGATTTAACTTTCTTAACTAAATTGGCAGCAGTACCAAGCTTGGTTGCAACAACCAAAATACTTTTGTCTCTATGAAAAAGCATCAACCAAGATACATAAGCTGCGGCTGTAGTTGATAAACCCAACTGACGCGCCTTAACAACGATGTTAAAGCGGTAATCAACAAACTGCTTTATACAATCTTCTTGAAACGGATAAAGCTTGAATGGAACTGGACCGTGTATTGGGTGTGTAATACGAGCGAAGTTATTTATAAAGTAGGCAGGATTTTTACCACACTTAACGATTTCTTGGATGATTTCTTGTTTTGAAAGTTGATAATTCATTAATCATCTTGTGGTTGTTTATCCAAGGTGCTCAATACCACG